TTATGGCTCCAACAAGAACTTTAGATAAGTGTTTGTGGGCTTTGGCTAGCGCTTTTTACCCAGAAAATAAAGGAATCTTTCATATAGTTGAATACAATGATTTAGTTACAAATCCTCAAGATACTTTGGATAAAGTGTATACGTTTCTTGAATTGCCCTCTTACAAACATGACTTTTTAAATATTCAAAAGATAGAGATGGATGATGATGCTAACCTTGGTCTTCCAGCCAATATGCATGAAGTAAGACCTACTTTATCAAGTTCTAAAACAGACATAAGTATATTATCCCCCTACATCCGTCACAAATATTCTAATATGGAATTTTGGCGCAAAGATTCGCTAATGAAAGTTAGCGGAAAGGATTTCTAAATGGACTTAATACCTTTTGAAAATGTAGCAGAAAAATTTACTCCAGAGATACTACTTGCTATGGCAGAAGTTCAACAAGCACGTTCAAATTTTCAACTTGAAAAATTTGTTGTAAATCAACACGAAACTCTTGAAATGCAGTACGTACAAACTCTTCGTGAATTACAACAACTGTACTACACAATAAGATCCGTCTCTCTTAGTATGAAGAAGGCTGAAATTGAGATATCTCGTAAACGTGCCACAGGAGATGAAGTAGACGAAATTGAGGCTCAGATAAAAGAACTTAACCTAGAACAGACTCGCTTAGTTGGTATAGGAGCCTTTAGAGAGTTAGAAAAACTACTCTCTATCTATGACTCTTTTGAGCATAAGTATACTCGAGAAGAGATTGAAGCAGCCGAGCCAGAGTATTGGAACAAACGTCTTCATCGTCAGGCTACACTTGAGGCTATAGGTGGCAACCAAGCGCAAGCGGGACATCTTGACTCCTTACGCCAAATTGGAGCATTAGAGATAGCGCCAGAAGGTGGCATTAGACCTGTTGCTGAAGAGATGAAGCATCTCTTTAAAAAGGAAAAGAAGGAGTTAGAATGAAGTACTACACTTGGAAATTAAAGTGGGATGTTAATCCTGAAACTGGTGGATTAGAAGGTACCGACCCAACAGGTTTGATTAATAACGATACTGTTTATGCCCAACCACAATTTGCAACAGGTGACTTACAAGACCCAAGCACTCTGACTTACGTGTACTTATTGCAGGGAGAAATCAACCCAGAAGAGTTAACAGACTGGTCAGTTACTGAGACTACTGCCGCTGCAATGCTTGCCGCTGCTCAAGAACTTGAACCTGAAGCAGTGCTAGAAAGTGGACTTATTAAGTTTCCAGCAAGAGAGTCTGACACACCTTAAAACCTACAATATAAATACGGAGCGCAAATGATAATACAAATAATTGGATTACCAGGTACAGGAAAGACCACATTAGCCAAGGCGCTAATGGAACACACGGATGCCATACATCTAAACGCTGATGAGGTTCGTGCTGATTTAAATAAAGATCTTGGGTTTACACCAGAAGATAGAATTGAACAGGCTCGTCGTATGGGAGCCCTTGCACGATTACTACACTCACAGGGACGCACAGTACTTGTTGATTTTGTTTGCCCAACATATGAGACTCGTAAAGCATTTGGTAAGCCCGATTATTTAGTGTGGGTAGACCGCATTGATGAGAGTCGCTTTGCTGACACAAATAAGTTGTGGGAAAACCCAACTGAATACTCTTTACGTATTGAAAACGATTGTACAGTAGAGGAAGAAGTGCAGATGGTTCTTGCTACTACTGGATTACAGGACTGGAAAAAACCAACTACATTAATGCTTGGTCGTTACCAACCTTGGCACGAAGGACACCACGCTCTTTACAACGAGGCTGGTAAACGCACAGCGCAAGTAGTTCTTGGAGTTCGTAACACTCACGGCACTAGTGAGAAAGACCCACTATCTTTTGAGCAGGTTAAGTTCTACATTGATAAAGACTCAGCAATGAAAGATGCCATGGTCGTAAGATTTCCCAACATCACTAACATCGTCTATGGTAGAGATGTTGGCTACAAGATAGAACAGGTGGAATTAGATGCTGCGACGCAGGCTATCAGCGCTACTCAAAAGCGTAAAGAAATGGGTATCTAAAGCAATAGAAACTGTATCAAACGATAAACTGGAGTGGCCTTCATGAAGGTAACTAAGTCTCGTTCTTTTATTAAGTCTTTAAGTTACCGTATCTTTGGAACTCTTTCCTCGTTCCTAGTTGTCTATGCCATTACTAGGAAAGGAACTCTTTCTGTTCTTATTGCTTTTTGGGAGACCATTGTGAAGGTAGGTATCTACTACTGGCATGAACGTATTTGGAACAAGATAAGTTGGGGCAGATTACAAAAGTAATTTAAGGGATAATCCACATTATGCGTGGTTCAAAAGTCCAAGGACGATTCAAGATTGGGTTTGAAACCCTCTCTATGGATGAAGGCATGGTTGATGAACTCCGTGATCCTGTTGGAACTATTGTTGATTGGTGGAGTTGGGATGATGCAGCCCTTGCTGCAGATTACGCAAACTACGTAGATCCAATTTACGATGTATCAAATCAAGACCCAACTAAGGGTCGCAGATGGAATGACCCTTTTGAACTTCCAGTAATTTTGGCGCAGTTAATGCGTGGTACCAACATAATGAATGAGCGAGGCTTCTACGTAGTAGATACTTTGCGCCTTGTAGTATCTGTAGCAGATATAAACAGATTACTTCCAGCAATGGTAACTGATCCAAATCAACACATTAAGGACCGTATAGTATTTCAAGATCAGGTATTTGTACCAACTAGAGTCTTACCTCGTGGACGATACGCTGAACGTTACTCCGTAATAACTATAGATTGCAATCTTGTAAATGCAGAAGAGTTAGTCAACGATCCTCAATTCCAAACCTACGCAAATTAATTGTGGGAAATTTTGAGGAGTTATTAGACCCCTCCCTATTTGAGTTTGATGCAGTAGAATTAGGTGACCCAGTAGAAGAGGATGATGATGGCAACTAAAAAATCAAAAGGCAAAGTAGAAAAAGTTATGAAAGAGTATAAAGAAGGAAAACTTCATAGCGGTAAGAAGGGTCCTGGTAAAGGCCCAGTTGTTAAATCAAAGAAGCAGGCCGTCGCTATTGCAATGAGTGAAGCGGGTATGTCAAAGAAGTCAAAGAAGAAGTAATGAAAAAACGCGGTTCATCAATTGGAGCACGGGCTGGTAAACAGCCCCAAAAGAACATTCAAACTAATATTACTGAGAGTAAGTATGAGTCTGGTGGCGCAAAATTAAAGAGAAAAAAGGGTGGAACGGTAAGAAAACCTAAAGCCCCAATCCGTTATAGACATAAGAAATCGGTGACCTGATGGCAGATAAGAAGAAAGAAGAGAAGCCAGTAACTCTTGCTATTGGTGTTCCTAAGAAGAAAGCCAAAGTAGTTCATAAAGTTTCTAAAAATAAAAAGGGGGACGTTGTTGTTGAGCACACCAATAGCAATCAGGGTAAATGGGATAAGATCAATCTCACAAAAATGGGTGGATCAAAGACTGTTAAGCAAGGTGTCAAGGCTGTAAAGAGTTGGCACAAAAACAATCCACATAGAAGTCAGGGAAAATAATGGCAAAGACAGAAGCGTGGACACGCAAAGAAGGAAAGAATGCCAAGGGTGGTCTGAATGAAAAGGGTCGCAAATCTTATGAGAAAGCAAACCCAGGTTCAGATTTAAAACCTCCAGTATCTGCTAAACAAGCAAAGAAGTCTAAGAAGTCTGCAGCACGTCGTAAGTCCTTCTGTGCCAGAATGGGTGGTATGCCAGGACCTATGGAGAAGAATGGCAAGCCAACTCGTAAGGCTCTAGCATTAAGAAAGTGGGATTGTTAAATGGCAAAAGCATTTTGGAATACAAAAGATCCTTCAGGTAAGGATAAGAAACTAACACCATCTCAGAAGTCTGCGGCTAAGGCAAGAGCCAAGGCAGCAGGACGTCCTTATCCCAACCTCGTGGATAATGCCGCAGTGGCTAAAAAAGCCAAGAAGAAAGGTAAATAGATATGTGCAAATCATGTGGCTGTAAGTGCACCAAGACCAAAAAGGTCAAGGGCTGTAAGTGCAAGTGTTCCACTTGTTCAGGAGGTAAGAAGTAATGAAGAAGTCATTAACCCCTAAGCAGAAGAAAATTGCTGGTGCTGCAAAGCCTGTCGACAAAATTACTGGCGCAGATTTTAAAGCGCTTAAAAAGAAGAAGAAAAAAGTAGTTTAATGAAGTACACCAAGGCCTCTGACAAGAAGCAGGATGCCAAGACCACAAAGGGATTGGATAAAGAAGAGAAGGCCAAGTTTGAAAAGATGGATAAGAAACATCGCAAGCCTAAGTCCCAAGAGGATGACCGCAAGATGGATGTTGCTAATATAAAAAAGATTAAATCTATGGCTAAGAAGCACGAAGCCAAAGAAGGTAAAAAGGGCGAGAAGGCTGAAGACAAGCGAGAAGCCAAGGCTAAAAAGAAGTAAAAAGTTGGGCCCCTTTTATAGGGGCCTTTCTTATATCCTTGCATTATCAGAACACCGCTGCGGTGTCTGACTACTGTGTCCCACAGGTTGCGATAAAGGGGTTACTTATTATGGCTTTAAAACCATGGTGGCAACAAGCCATTGAGATATCTAATATCAATGAACGTGAAGAGTTTGTTCGGGGTGTGTTTGGATTCCGCCCTACAGAAAAACGTCCCGCTATCGCATCGATTCTTGCAGGTACAACCGCAGCCTATCTTGCTGGTGCTGTCTATGTTACTTCTAAGGCGAAGGCGAAAGCGAAGAAAAAGAAGTGACATACTTAAAAAAAGCCAAAGAATCTTTAAATAGAGCCAGTGTAGAGACCACCCGCTTCATGGGTGCACACCTGCGTTCAGAGGCTCGTGCTTCAGGCTGGCCTGAAAAAATTGTAAAGCACCTTCATGTTAGACATAGCGGTGGCGCATTTACCGTTCACGGTAATCCAAAACACAAGGCTGAAATTGAAAATCTTGAATACGGTACTCCAGACACTCAGCCAACCGCTGCACTTCGTAGATTTAATAATCGTCAAACAGAGGCAGAGAAGTTCTTATTGGCTCGTACTATGAGTCACTTGAATGGACACCTATGACATTCATATTAAGTGAAGATGAAGCACTTCGTAATCTTTTAAAAGAGATGACTGTTACGGATCAAAAAGCATCTTCTGCTACTGCTAAGACTATTACAAATAGAGCGCTTACTAACAATGTAGTTACAATAACTACATCTACAGAACATGGCTTTGAAGTTGGAGACACAGTTACTATTGCTAATGCCGCAACTATCTTTAATGGCACTTACAACATTACGTTAATTCCAACTCCTACTACATTTAAATATGCAAAAACAAATGCAAACATTGCAAGCGTTGCTTCAGGTGGAACCGCTACTCCAGGAACTACTAGAAAAGTTGGCGTATGGTTTGGGCAACCTGACCAGGAAATAAGATCGCAGTCTTATCCATATGTAACTATTGATCTAATTGATATTGCAGAAGACTTCTCCCGTGCAATGCGTGGAAAAGCAAAACCAGCGTATTTAAGTAACCCATCCATTATTGGTGATAGTACTGCTTGGGACACAGATGAACATGACTGGGAAATTAACTGGCCAATTCCAGTAAACATTGACTATCAGATTACTACCTATGCCCGTCAACCTCGTCATGATCGAGAGTTGTTGGCACAGTTACTGTACTCAAAGATTCCATTACGGTTTGCCGTACTTACTGTAGGAGATAATACAGTTCAAGGTACAACTCGCCGTTTGGATGTTCTTGATATTTCTAAAAGAGATATTACAGAACAAGGAAAGAGACTATTTGTAAATGCAATAACAGTCCGTGTCTCCAGTGAGATTGCGGCTGAAACATACAAACAGATGTACAAAGTGTTGCAACTAAACGTCACAGGCACAACTGGAAGTCAGACCCTTGGTCGCTCTCAATTCACTGCCATCGATACGTATACTCAATCGGCACCATAAGGTCCCTCCCCCAAACTAGTTAGGAGAAAAAATGGCTTATAGCCGTCCAGGTGTTTACATAAGTGAACGCCTACTACCGCCAGTACTTCCAAGTGGAGTTACTGCAAATGCTGCTGGCGCAGTTGTTGCACCTTTTGCACAAGGCCCAGAAACAGTAACCCTTGTTAATTCTTGGTATGAATTTACCAAGTACTTCGGAGGTTACAACGCAACCTATCCAGCCACCTTCCAGGTTGGTTCATTCTTTGCTAATGGTGGACGTGAACTTTATGTTCAACGTCTGCTTGCGGCTAACGCTGTTGCTGCTTCTAGAAACTTAACAGATGGTGGCGGTGCAACTGCTGCGACTGTTACTTCAAAGAACGCTGGAACAGATGGTAACAACCTTCGTGTTGTATTGACTGCTGGTCAAGTTGCAAGCACTTACACACTTACTCTTTACAAAGAGTCTGGTGTAGCAAATGATATTTCTGATGACATTTTACTTGAGCGTTATGACAACGTTGTATTTGATGACGCTGCTTCAAGTGATTATGCCCCAACAGTAATTAACATCATTTCACCAAACATCTCAGTATCTGTTGCTGGTGGTTATGCTGGTGCATCTATTTCTCTAGCAACCTACCCACTAACAAGTGGTTCAAATGGCACAGCAACCGCTGCTACTGACTACACCAACTACAAGGCTGGTGGTTCGTCAGTATTTGAGCGCTTTACCTCACTAGACCGTCCACTAGTACTATTCCTACCTGTTGCAAATGCATTAGCATCTGGAACAGTTGCAGTATTTGATGCTGCAACATCTTGGGCGGAAGATAACAATGGCTTTGTTGTTATTGGAACTGATCCAGATCTAACAGT